TTGGTATTGGTACGGACAATCCAGCTCAGCCTCTTCATGTTGATGCTTCAGGGGGTGCAGTTATTCGTGTTACCCGACTCGGTACAAATGCTAGTGCTTATGGTCAACTTGAACACGACGGGACTGATACTACTCTAACTTCTACTGGAGCCACTAAATTTTATAATAATAGTGGTTATAGTTTAACGCTTGATAGCTCAAACAATGCCACCTTTACAGGAACTATCTCTAGTGGTACTATAAGCTTACAAGATAGTTTAACTTTAAAACATACTGGTGTATTGGGAGGTACCTCTACAACAGATATAAATGAAATTAAATGGGGCTCTTATGGAAGGATTCAACACACAAGTTTTACTAATACCCCATTAATTACTTTTAATGCTGCATTAACAACTTCTGATTTTGCAGGTTACAGTGGTGGAGCAACAGGAGGGGGAACAGCAAACTTAAATAGATTTGCCCCCGATTATTCTGCCGGTGGTTTTATAATACTACAAGGGGACTCTGGCGGTAATTTTGGTATATCAACCGGGCCGTGGAATAGCAATACAAGTTTAGATAATATCGAACCATTAATTTCATCTACTTATAGAAGAATGTCTATTCAACAAGATGGAGATGTAATTTTTGGAGAAAGTGGTGGAAAAGTTGGAATTGGTACTGATTCTCCAGACAGCAAATTAACTGTTAATGTTACTTCTAATAGTGACGGTATAGAACTTCAATCAAGCGAAACTAAAATAGCAACTTTATCTAGAACTGCTGTAGGTGGCCAAGTTGTGGCGTCTCTTGATGGTGTTGCTAGTAGGCCTATTCATATCGGCGGTATTGTAAATGAAGATGTAATTTTAGCGAATGCTGGGGGCAACGTTGGAATTGGAACTGATAATCCTTCAGCAAAACTTGATGTTGATGGCTCTGCTAAGGCTACTACTTTTTCAGCAAGTAATAGTATAACTATAGATAATTCTTCAGGTTATGCCGCTATGGAAATGGGTGGTAGTGGTGGTGCTTATATAGATTTAAAAAATCCCAGTTCAGATGATTATGATTTAAGATTAATTACATTTGGTTCTGGTGGACAAATTCTCGCTGCAGCTGGTAGTCCAATTCTTCTAGCATCAGATGGTAATTCAAATCAACTTTATCTAAACTCATCAGGCAACGTTGGTATTGGTACGAGTAATCCTCAAGCAAAACTTCACGTCACTAACAGTGTATTAATAGAAGGTGGATCAACAGATAGTAGAACTCTTGGCTTTACTAATGCTAACGGTTCAACAGGTTGGTCAATAGGCAATGGCATCATCGATTCTACTCATAACTTTAGAATATATGATAATACCGCTGGTGCAGCTAGACTCACCGTTGATGGTAGTGGCAACGTAGGTATTGGAAATGCTGGACCAACATCAAAATTACATATAGGAAGTATCAGTACCTCAGGTGGTCTAGGAATAGGGATTCAAAATAATAGTAGATATTATACACAAAATGTTGATGGCGGAGACTTGATTATCAAGGATGAAAGTGCTGGAGCATGGCGTTTTAGAATTCAATCTAATGGTACAGTTAAACATGCAAATGCTGGTTCAATTGAAAGAATAAGAAATAATTTTAGCCAAGGATTAGTATCTTATAGTGCTGGTCAAGTAACACAAATGACTGAAGATACATCTTATACACATGCCGCTTATGGAATGTATGAATTAGGTACAGTAACAACAAGAGGTTTTGGTAACTATGTTGATTTCAAAACAAACTTGACAAGTAATAATATAATGTTTATGTTCTACTTCACTGGATACCAATATAGCCGAGGTACTTCAGCTTTTTATGGTGGAGGATATACATATACCGGTAATTCTGTAATTTCAAAAGATGTTGGATCAGGCGGTATTGTTGTTGGTCCTATGTCGGTATATGATATATACAGATCTTCAGGGGGAAACTTATGTGTTAAGTTACATTGTGCAACTACTGGTTATGACGAAGGAAGAACAAACGTATTCTTTATGCCACATGGAAGTGGATTTGATACAATGAGAATTATAGACGCACATGTCACAAACAGCACAACGAATTATTATTAAGGGATAGACAATGACTGAAGAAAGAGTAAGAACACAAGAAGAACAAGATTTTTATGATGAATATGGGTGTTGGCCTATTACAGATGCTGATTTACCCGAAGAAAGCAAAATTATATTATCAGCCGAGCAGATTGCTGAATCTGAAAGAGCAGTTTTAAGAAGAAGTGCAAAGGCATACCTAAAAGAAACCGATTGGTATGTTTCTCGGTATTCTGAAACTGGTACCGAAATACCAGAAGAGATTTTAACAAAAAGAGCACAAGCAAGAATAGATGCAAGTGAAGAATAGGAATAAATAGTTATAAATACACTATATAGGATTTAAATATGGCAAAACCAAACAGCAGACAAACCCTTGTTGATTATTGTTTAAGATCATTAGGGTTTCCTGTAATCGAAATTAATGTCGATGATGATCAGGTAGATGATAGAATAGACGAAGCTCTACAATTCTATCAGTTCTATCACGCTGATGCTATTGAAAAAGTATATCTAAAGCACCAAATCACCTCATCCGATGTTTCAAATAAATATATTCCTGTAAATGACTTAGTTACAGACGTAATTCGTGTGTTACCTATCAGGGATACAATGTCAAGCACAAATATGTTTGATGTGAAATATCAAATGCATTTGAACGACATATATTCATTAGGATTTTTGGGTTCACTCACAGAATATGTGATGGGACAGCAATGGTTAGCTCTTCTCGATCTTGTAATCGATTCTGACGATAAGCATATTTCATTTGACAGACATAAGAATCAAATAAGAATTGATATGGATTGGGAAAATGAGGTAGTGGTAGGAGAATATATTATCATCGAGTGTTACAGAATTATAGATCCAGACACATACACTGATGTATATAACGACTATTTCTTAAAAAGATATGCAACAGCTTTAATTAAAAAGCAATGGGGCCAGAACTTACTGAAATTTGAAGGAATGGTTATGCCAGGTGGAGTTACATTTAACGGAAGACAATTGTTTGATGATGCTGTACAAGAGTTAGAGCAATTAACAGAAGAAGCACGATTGAATTGGGAACAACCGGTCGATTTTTACACGGGGTAAAACATGCCTAGAAACGTTTATTTCTCACAGGCTGTAAGATCCGAACAAAATCTGTATGAAGATCTTGTCATCGAATCACTAAAAATATTTGGACAAGACGTCTATTATATTCCAAGAACTATAGTCAATAGAGACAATATATTAGGAGAAGATCCAGCATCAAAGTTTGATGATGCCTATCTTATAGAAGCCTACATCGAAAATACTGACGGATTTGAAGGCGCTGGAGATTTGTATTCTAAATTCGGATTAGAGATCCGTGATGAAGCAACTTTTATCATTTCTAGAAGACAGTGGGAAAAAGGAATAGGTATATTTTCCTCTAATGAAGTAGATCCAAGACCACAGGAGGGTGATGTCATATTCCTTCCGATGACAAATTCTTTCTTCGAAATTTCATATGTAGAAGACGATCAACCTTTTTATCAATTATCAAATCTGCCTGTCTACAGACTACAGTGTTCATTATTTGAATACAGTGATGAAGACTTTGATACTGGTGTTGAAGAAATAGATCTAAAAACTGCGCAATCTACATATCAGATTACTATGGATGTTACCCTTGGTACAAGTGGACAACATTTTGAGGTAGGGGAAACAGTAAGACAAGAGTTAGTCCCAGCAGATGGAGACACTGATGCAATTGTTGTTTTTGGAGAAATAGCTTCTCGAACAAAAACATCAGATACAGTAGCCAAAATATATGTTTCAAATATTGGGGTCTCAGGTATAGAAGAAGCAAGGGATTTTGTTGTTGACAATAGTAAACTTCTAACAGGTGATAAAACAGGTTATACTGCTACAATTACCACCATATTCGATAAGCTTTCTTCTGAAGTAGAAGTAGAGAGAAAATTATTTAATACTGATGGTGGTGCTGAAAATATCCAAATTGAGCTTGAAGCAGATAACTTCTTAGATTTTACAGAGGCAAATCCATTTGGTGATCCATCGGAGAGATATTAATGTTTGGTAGTCACTTTTATCACGCAACAATGAGAAAATCAGTAGCAGTGTTTGGAACGCTGTTTAACAATATCTCTGTGATTCGAAAAGATGGTAATGGGGGTATTTTAAATCAAATAAAAGTTCCTCTTGCTTACGGTCCAAAACAAAAATGGTTATCTAGACTAGACCAAGAGACAGGTTTTGATGCTCCTATGGCAATTAAATTGCCTAGAATGGCTTTTGAAATTACGAGTATAGAGCTAGATACAAATCAAAAATTACAGAAAAGAAATCAAATAGTAGAATCACATGCTTCTGATGTCACAAAGAAGAAGACAATTAAGCAAATGGTCCCATATAATATTAATATGTCACTTTATGTTTTGGCAAAGAACCAGGACGACGGTCTTCAAATTGTAGAGCAGATACTTCCTTACTTTCAGCCTGAATATAACTTAACAATTACACCTGTTGATGATTTTTCTTATAAACAAGATGTACCTATTGTTTTAACAGGAGTAGATATTCAGGATGATTATGAAGGAGATTTTGTTACAAGAAGAGCAATTATCTACACTTTAACCTTTACAATGAAGATGAAATTCTTTGGACCAACTGCAGATCAAGGTGTTATTCGAGAGATTAATCTTGACTTTAATAACGATCTTGGAGGTTCACAGATTTTAGAAGAGATGGATTTTACAATTAATCCGTCTACTGCAGATGAAGACGATAATTATACTGTTGATGTTACAATCTCATAGGTTATGAAAAAATTATGGATAAAAAAGAAAAGCTTTCAGCTAGTTTAGAGAAGAACCTTCCTAAGAAAGGCAATCAACTAAGTCAAATTTATATCGATGAAAAGGATATAAAGGATGACTATGAATTTTCCCGCGAAACATATAGAGATCTGATTAATGTAGGAGTTAGATCCTTGGACGTTTTGGCCGAGCTTGCCCGTGAGTCTGAACATCCTAGGGCTTTTGAAGTTTTGTCTAAATCTATAAAGGACATTGGAGACACAACAGAAAAACTAATGAGCCTACAGAAAACAAAGAAAGATCTTTCAAAAGAAACTGAAGAAACAAAGAGAATTACTAATAATAATGTCTTTGTTGGTTCTACTACAGATCTTCAAAGAATGCTTTTAAATATGCGTGGAGAAAAGGTAATCGATGCCGAGGGTCAAGAATAGTAGCTTAGGATACTTAGGTAATCCAAACGTAAAGAGAGACGGTGTAGAAACCGAATTCACTGCTGAGGAAGTAAAAGAGTATCAAAAGTGTATGGAAGATCCTGCATACTTTGCCCTAAAGTATGTAAAGATTATTTCTCTTGATAAAGGATTAGTTCCTTTTGAATTATATCCTTATCAGGAAAACATGTTCAAACATTTTCACCAAAACAGATTCTCTATTGTTCTTGCTTGTAGACAAAGCGGTAAGTCAATATCTTCTGTTGTGTATCTTTTGTGGTTTGCAGTATTTCATCCAGAAAAAACTATTGCAATATTAGCAAACAAGGGTGCAGTTGCAAGAGAGATGCTAGCACGTATTACCCTTGCTCTGGAGAATTTACCTTTCTTTTTACAGCCAGGAACAAAAGCTTTAAATAAAGGCTCAATTGAGTTTAGTAATAACTCCAAGATTATTGCTTCAGCAACATCAACAAGCTCAATCCGTGGTATGTCTATTAACCTATTATTCTTGGACGAGTTTGCTTTTGTGGAGAACGATGCAAAATTCTATACTTCAACTTATCCTGTTGTTACATCAGGTAAGGATACCCAAATTATTATATCTTCGACTGCGAATGGCATTGGAAACATATTCCATAAGCTTTGGGAGGGTGCGGTCCAAAAAACGAATGAATTTAGATCATTCAGAGTCGACTGGTGGGATGTGCCGGGAAGAGATGAAAAATGGAAAGAAGAAACCATTAATAACACCTCGGAATTACAGTTCGAACAAGAATTCGGAAACACGTTCTTAGGTACAGGGAATACCCTAATTAGTGCAGAATGTCTATTAGCTCAAAAAGCACTACATCCTATACACATACAAGAAAATGTATTTCTCTATCAAAAGCCTATCGAAGGTCATGAATATATTATGTGTGTGGATGTTGCGAAGGGTAGAGGACAAGATTATAGTACGTTTAACATAATAGATGTGTCTACAAATCCGTTTGAGCAAGTTGGGGTTTATAGGGATAATTTAGTATCTCCTCTCTTATTACCGGATATCATTTACAAATATGCAAAGACATATAATAATGCCTATATTATAGTAGAAAGTAACGATCAAGGTGCTGTTGTTTGTAATGGATTATATTATGATTTAGAGTATGAAAATATGTTTGTTGAATCTTCAGTAAAAGCAAATGCTATTGGGGTTACTATGACCCGTCGGGTAAAACGTATTGGTTGTTCTACGATAAAAGATTTACTTGAACAAAAGAAATTACACATAAAAGACCCAGAAACAATTATTGAGATGAGTACATTCGTAGCAAAGGGATCATCTTTTGAAGCGGTAGCCCCAAATCACGACGACTTAATGATGAACTTAGTTTTATTTGCATGGTTTACCACCACAGACGTATTCCAAGGTATTACCAATATTGATATGAAAAATATGCTTTATAGGGAAAGATTACAAGAAATACAAGATGATATGTTACCGTTTGGATTTGTAAGTGATGAATATGAAACACATAAATATACTGTAGATAATGAAGGAACCGTTTGGTGGGAACAAGAAGACGATAATATAAAGATGCATCTATAATGGAAAAATTTAACTCATTTATAACAGAAAAATTCGAAGAGCCTGTAAAGCCCAAGGACTTACACCTTGTTGTTCTTGGTTGGGGCGACGAGGAAGGAACCTTTGCTGATATCGTATATGAGACAGCAAAAAAGAAAGGTATTAGGTATGACTTAGTTAAGGTCGATGAGGCATTTATATCTGCTTCAGATCTAGAAATTGGAGAAGTTACTTTTTCAAATTTTGATGGAAAGGATAACGATTTAAAAATAAAGGTTTTAAATTCGATTGTATTTGTTCGAGCAGGAGCTATACAAAGTTTAGTATCACAAGCTCTTGTATCTACTTTACAAACATTTGGGTTTTTCCTGATCAATGATTTGCAGACAATGTCACTATGTGATAATAAAATGGCGAATGCTATTTCACTAGAAAGAAATAATATACCCATTCCAAAGACTGCAGTCATTAATAATGTTAAATCCATTGAATATGCTCACGAAAGTATTGGGGGTAAATTCCCAGTTATTATTAAAACCTTAACTGGTACTCAGGGTGTTGGTGTATCAAAGGTGAATGATATGGCATCTTTGGTTTCTGTTTGTCAATCTATGTGGAAGTTCGATGCCCAATTATTAATACAAGAATTCATAAAAACAAAGTCAGATATAAGAACTTTAGTAGTTGATGGGCACATTATAGGTGCAGCAGAAAGAGTAAGACAAGATTCAGATGAATTTAGAAATAATGTCCATCTAGGAGCTAAAACTGTACCATATAAACTATCGGAAGAAGAAAAAGACGTGATTGTACGCGCCGCACGTGCGTCTGGAGCGCTATATTGTGGGGTTGATCATTGTAAAGAAGGTAATAAGATATATGTCTTAGAGGTCAATGGTTCACCTGGTATAAGATCTCATTTCTTAGGATATGATATTGAAACCGGTGAAGAGGTTGGAAAGAAAACAGATATGGAAATGTTTAACCTTGTTTTAGAATACTTCTCAACGGAATTACATAGAAGACCTTTGATGAGACAGGAGTCAGGATATATTGAAAGTCTAGTTCTAGAGGGGATGGAAGATAATCCGATTAGGGCAAAGTTTGATACAGGAAACTCTGCAAAAGCAACTATGCTTCACGTAGACAAATTAGAGGTTGATGGAGATACCGCAATCTGGCAAAAGAATGGATATAAGTTTGAAAGTGAGATAGTTGATGTTTCTGAGGCAAGAAGATTAGACCATTTAGATAAGAGACCTGTAATAGAACATGGGGTAACATTTAATAATAAAAAATATTATATTCGTTTGGGATTAACAACAAAAGATTCTGCATCGGAAATGCTGGTGAATCGGGACCTTTTAAATACCTTTAGGGTATCAGTACACCCAAATAGAAAGTTTATTCTCTCAGATATAGTTTTAAGGAATGATGATACAGATCATTAGAACCTTATTATTTATAAATATATACATTGAGAATAACCGTATTATGTAACATATTAACTAACTCAATTATTGAGAGGATAAAGCGATGGCATTTCAAGTATCACCAGGCGTTCAAATTAATGAAATTGACGCCACAAGTGTGGTCCCAGCTGTTTCTACCTCTATAGGTGGATTCGCTGGATCATTTAATTGGGGTCCTGTTCAAGAGATTGTAACGGTTGGTTCTGAGAAAGAACTTGCCGAGAATTTCGGAACACCAGATTCCAATACAGCTAAATACTTTCTAACTGCGGCATCTTTTTTAAAGTATGGAAACGCACTGAAAGTAGTCCGAGTATCTTCTGGTCACGACAACGCGACCGCTGATGGTTCTGGACAATTGATTAAAAATAAAGATGATTATGATAATAACTACGGAGACGGAAGTCTCACTAAGGGTCGTTGGGCTGCTAAGTATCCCGGCGAATTAGGTAATAGCCTTAAGGTATCAATGATAACTGCAGGAGTTTCTGATTTTGCAGGTTGGACCTATTCAGGTAATTTTGATGCTGCTCCTGGCACATCTGATTACGCTGTTAGTTTAGGTAAATCTTCTGCAGATGATGAATTACACGTTGCTGTTATTGATGAAGATGGAGCATGGACTGGAACAGCTGGTACTGTTTTAGAAACTTTCTCTTTCTTATCACAAGGCTCAGATGCTAAAAAGGGTGACGGATCATCTAACTATTATAAGGACGTAATCAATAATAGTTCTAAGTACATTTGGTGGTTAGATCATGATTCAAACCTTTCAGAAGCTGGAGACACAATCGCAGCTACAACATCATTTACAACTGTAACAGGTGCTGTAGATGATTCACTTGCCGGCGGTTCTGACGATAACTCTCCTACAGTTGGAGAGATTGCTACTGGATTTGATCTTTTTGAAGATTCAGATACAGTAGATGTTAACTTACTATTTGCATATCCTGATGCAAATGGGGCAAATACAATTGCTAATGATCTTATTTCAATTGCAGCAGCAAGAAAAGATTGTATGGCTTTTGTTTCACCCCCTATTGAAGATACAGTGGGAAGTTCTTCCCCTGCTTCTGATGTTTCAGGTTGGGCTTCAGGTTTAACATCATCTTCATACGCTTCTACTGATTCAACAGCTCTTTATGTATATGATAAATACAATGATACATATAGATGGATTGGTGGATCAGGTCATCAAGCTGGTCTTTGTGCCAGTACTGACAGCGTTGCAGATGCATGGTTCTCACCAGCCGGTGTAAATAGAGGACAACTTTTAGGAGTTACCAAATTAGCATTTAATCCTAAAAAGGCAGATAGGGATACACTTTATAAAGCAAGAGTAAATCCGATTGTATCATTACCTGGTCAAGGTACATTACTTTTCGGTGATAAAACTCTTCTTTCTAAGCCTTCTGCATTCGACAGAATTAATGTTAGAAGATTATTCATTACATTAGAGAAAGCAATAGCTACAGCTGCTAAAGCTCAACTATTCGAATTTAATGACGAATTTACAAGAGCTCAGTTTAGAAACTTAGTAGAGCCTTTCTTAAGAGATGTAAAGGGTAGACGTGGTCTTACAGATTTTGCAGTAATCTGTGACGAAACAAACAACACAAGTCAAGTGGTTGATGCAAATAGATTTGTTGCTGACATCTTTGTCAAGCCTTCAAGATCCATTAATTACATCACATTGAACTTTATAGCAACTAGATCAGGCGTCGATTTCACTGAAATCGCCGGCGTATAATAGGAGGAACAAATGGCAATTCTAGGCGTAGATGATTTTAAATCAAAGCTAGTTGGTGGTGGAGCAAGAGCTAACCTTTTTAAGGTTACTATGAACTTCCCTAGCTATGCTCAGGGAGATGTCGAACTAACCTCCTTTATGTGTAAAGCTGCTCAGATGCCTTCATCAGTAATTTCCCCTATCCCTGTTCTTTTCAGAGGTAGACAATTACAGATAGCTGGAGACAGAACATTTGAACCATGGACTGTTACAGTAATCAATGATGTTGGCTTTGAAGTTCGAAACGCATTTGAAAGATGGTCAAACGGCATCAATCAACATAACGAAAATACCGGTCTCACAAACCCCAGAGACTACCAAGCAGACGCAATTGTTGAACAATTGAATAAAGCTGGTGAATCGACTAAGAGATATGATTTCAGAGGCATTTGGCCTTCAAACATCTCTACAATCGAGGTAAGTTATGATAGCGAAAACCAAATTGAGGAGTTTACTGTAGAATTCCAGGTACAATACTGGGAATCAAACACAACTTCTTAAGGGGGATAAATAATATTAGAAGAGGGGATTTTATATCCCCTCTGATAATATAGGAAATAAATTATGGCAGAATTTTTCGGATTTGAACTAAAGAGGAAAGACAAAAAGGCTGAATTGCCTAGTGTTTCCTTTGTTCCAAATACTGATGAAGATGGCGCTGGTGTTATATCATCTGGCGGACATTTTGGTGCGTATTTGGATTTAGACGGCGATAAAGCAAAGACAGAACAAGAATTAATTTTTAAATATAGAGACATATCTTCACAGCCTGAATGTGATGCTGCAAT